CCCCTCAGGGGGCTCGAGGTGTCAGCAGCGCACCTCATTACCTATCTCCAGCTTGCATCACATAACTTAAGGAGGTCCTATGCTCAGGACTAGAAGAAGAAGCCCAGAATCAGTCTCATTAAAGTCTGTCGGCCAGTATGTCTGGACTCGTACAAACCAGAGTAATCCATCTCGGAACAAGGTAATACTTGGTCCCGTGGATCTCTCTTGTACGAACACTGGACTTCGCTTGGAAGTCACGACTGATGAGCTGCATGGTGCCCCTCCGTATCATACGGGTGGGCCCTTTGTCTCGGCTAAGATCTTCTATCCTGACTACATCGTTCCTGGTTTCTCTATCATGGGAAAACCCGTCACTCAGCCCAATAGCACTACCGGGGCTTTTCTGCCCGGAGATGTCTGGACTCGCCAGTATCGTGGCGGGTTAAAGCTCAGCGCAGGCTGGGCCCTGATGTCTTCCACTCTCCCTCAAGAGAGTGGCGCTGATGCTAGGGTAAGCGACCCTTCCTATGTCCAGAACCCGGAGGATCTTGGTTCCCTCGGACCAGAGGGTTGGAGTAAACTCCGCCCTAAGGTTGAGAAAGCCGGCCTCGCACAAGCAGTCATAGAACTGCGCGAGGCCCCGAAAATGATCCGGGACACTGCGTTGACTGCATTGAGAACTTGGAATGGCCTCCTGGCCTCTCCTAAGTATTTCAAATACAGAAACCAACGCAGGCGTCTTGGTGAATTGGAGGATCTGCGCAAGGCCCCGAAGGATCTTGCAGGAGACTTTCTCAATTACCAGTTCGGCTGGAAGCCTTTTGTCAGAGACGTAGTCAATGTCTGCGACGTGGTTTTGAATCTCGAAAAACATATCGAGAACACGGTCAGACGAAACAACGCATGGCAAAAGCGTTACTGGGTCGAGGACGTTGTCGGATCTAGTACTCTTGTGCATAACGAGGGTGGCCTCGCTAATTCCCGTATAAGCCCCGCTTCGGGGTCTGACTGGTGGCAGCCATGGACGACCAATTACAAGGTCTTCCGTGAGAGCCTGTCCCAGGTCTGGTACGAGGGAGTGTTCAAGTACTATCGACCCGAATTTGATTCAGGACTTGAGAGTGGGTACCCGGCTTTGCGAAAAGCACGGCAAACACTCTCCTTGTTGGGAGGGAACGTTACTCCCAAGGTTCTGTTCGATGTGATGCCTTATACGTGGCTTGCCGGTTGGTTTAGTAACATCGGGGATAATCTCCAGATGTTGCAGGACCAAATTTCTGGCAACGTCGCGGCTAAGTACATGTACATTATGCGTCAGTCTCACGAGCAATATCGCTACGTCACGTCCTCCCAAGCTTGGGATGGATCTTATGTGACAGTAGAAGCGCATCGTCGCTTTGAACTGAAGCTTCGTGTACCGTCAGCTGGAGCTCTAGAGTTTTCTCTGAAGGACCCGATTTTAACGGGAACTCAGCTAGCGATCCTGGGCTCGCTTGGTCTTACACGAGTGTAGCCTTGCCACTTCGCGTGGGGTGGTCCACTGCCGTGCTGTTTTTCTAGGGTATGTCTTGACGACACATGCCCGTGCAGCACGTTGTAACCGTCACTGAAGCTTTAAGGAGACAAGCATGTTCACTGACCCTCTTGTATTCGTCCTTTCTGGAACGTCTCACAATCTATCTCGCGTTCGCATGCGAGAATCGTCGTCAGATTACCAGAATGCGGCTCTAACCGTGTTCGAGACGATTTCCCACCAGAACCGGCCCGCCCCGAAAGGCGAGACTGGAACTTATGTGGGTTCTCTCGTGGGTTTCCGACAGCGGAAGCTCGTGACTGACGTCATGAATGCTGAGCGCTCAGAGTACAAGACTCTGGGCATCCAGATCACATTCTTGAGGCCAGAATATGGCTTCAGTGTGGATGAGTTAAAAGCTCTTTGGACTGCGACTAAATCGCAGATGGACGACGCGTTCATCGGGAAGATCTATACCGGGGAATCCTGATATAGATCCATCGACTCGTGGCCTACAAGGAGGAAAGTGAGCCTGTCTGGACATGCCACCTCTGAAAGGAGGCGCAGTGAAAAGCCAGGTTCAAGTTGTTCTTCTAGAGCTGGCGGAGTACGTCTATCGAGACGCTACCGCCCAAGTGTCTGCTGAAGCCTCTGATTTACGTGATCTGAAAACCATTAGATCACGAGTCAAAGAAGAGGGTCTGTCGTTTTTAACGATTTCCCTCCCATCCTTTGCAAAAGCGTTTGAAAAGTCGCTCAGCATTGGGTGGATAGACCCCACACTGTTCCCCCGCTGGGGGTTCCGTGGAGCAGGCCCGAAGTTTCTCCAGGGGCTGCTCGGGTTAATCTTTGACTATGAGACAGGAGTGTTACGCAATGACGATGTATCACGACGTATTACCCCCACCGTCGTCGAGGCAGTGCGAGAAATCGCATGCCTCTACAAAAAGGTGGAGATGCCTTGTACTCCCGCAAGGGAAAGAGAGGCGGTCGAAAACTTTGTCATCGTTGAGACGATCAACAAAGACTTTGCACCGACGCAACAACAGCGAACTGAGTTCGCGACTGTTGTTAATGTGTTGTGGGACGGCATGTTTAGAGGTTTTTCTCTGGACTTGCTGGTGCCTCGACATGGACCCGGTGCGACTGCTGAGCAGTTTAGCGGAAATGCTAAACATACTTGGCGGTACTGGACAGAACGTCTGGAGGATGTTTATCCTTTTCTGGGGAACGCCTATCCCTTAGGTGCAGCCCTGGAAGAGCAGACTGACTTTCAGGAGGTTACGTTCTTACCAGCGGACCAGGAACGCCCTGTCCGGGTAGTTATGGTTCCGAAGACTTTGAAGAGCCCACGCGTTATCGCTATAGAGCCCACCTGTATGCAGTTTGTGCAACAGGCTCTTCGGGGTTGGTTGTACGAAGCAGTGGAAGCTTGGCCACTGACGAAAGGTCACATCAATTTTCGTGACCAGTCAGTGAACCAGCATTTAGCGTTAACGTCGTCGAGAAGTGGAGATCTATGTACCATGGATCTGTCTGATGCATCAGACCGAGTACCGTATGGTCTCGCCCTGAGTATGTTCGACGCCTGCCCTGAACTTCGGGCATTAGTCGATGCATGCCGATCGACAGCAGCGGAGTTGCCAGATGGACGTGTTCTACGGCCTCTGTACAAATTCGCTTCGATGGGTAGTGCTCTCACTTTCCCAGTGGAGGCTATGTACTTCTACACCATTGTGGTGCTAGCCTTGCTGAGAGAGATGAAACGCCCCTGTACGTGGGCTGGGATTTTGGAAGTCTCAGCCCGCGTCTTCATCTATGGGGATGATATTCTAGTCCCCACAGAGTACGCAGAAGCGGTCATCGGATGCCTGCAGGAGTACAACTGCAAGGTAAATGTGTCCAAGACCTTTTATACCGGGAAATTCCGGGAGTCTTGTGGCACGGATGCGTATGATGGTTACGACGTCACTCCGGTGTACGTCCGCCAACTACCTCCCTTTGACCGGAAGCAAGTCAGCGAGATCGTGTCTTGGGTCGCGACGGCGCGCC